TACCAATTCCCTCTCCGTCAAGGTATATTAACTTTACCGTTTCACCATCACCTATAATTGTTAAAGTGGGATATTCATCATCTGGAACAGGATAAGTGGGTTTTATTTCATAACGATATTCATAACAAATTTTATCCACTTTATCAAGAAACTCTTTCATTTTATTTGTCATCTCTTAAATTTTGATTTGAATTTCATCCACACTATTTCAGGATAATTCCATAACCACCAAAAAAATATATAAATTTTTTTCATCAGTCAATCATTTTATATGTTACTTCTTTTTAAATTGTTCAAACGATTCTTCATTTATTGTAAAGCTCATTACACCAAGTGCTTTAGCAACAGATATTTCAATTGCATTTTTTAGTTCTTCCTCACTATACATTTTTGCAGCTTGCCATTGAGTACCTAACCTAACTCCATCATAAAAAGATAAATCTATATCATCTTGTAATCCCTTTTGGTAAGTTCTTTTAGCGGCTTCTTCAAGTGTTTCTTTTTCAGATTTGTTCCAAGAAATTTCATTTATAAAATCTTGAGAAGTATATTCATCTTGTTTAGGTTCTTCTTGTGGGATTATAATTTTGTAAATGTATCTTACACAATCAAAATACTTGCTAATAACATTTTTAACTTTAACTTCCTCACAACTTGGATTCTTAACAAACCATTCCAAGAACTCATCATCAATAGCTTGAACACCATCTGCGATTAAATCTTGGTCTGTTGTCAGGATGATTTTGTGTGGTTTTCTACTATACATTACATTACTTTGAAATGTATCTAACTGACCTTTACATTTATCTGAACCAAAAGTTATACATTTTTCTCCCTCTTTAATTTCTTCATCAGAAGTGATGTATATATGTTGATAAGAATCACCCATTTCTTTCATTGGGGAATAATGTGCACTCTTAAAGTATCCACCATATTTATTTGTTGAATGAACTAATGGAGAATAGTTTTTTGTTGGTAATACGTGTATATTTTTCATTTTATATATTTCTTACGCAAAGTTAAACAATTTATTTTGATTAAAAAAGTGATTTTTTAAAATATAGGGTAAACCCCTACTCCTTTTCTATTTCTATTTCCGGTTTAACCTTACTTGGTTTTTTAGTTGTTTCATCATCTGTATCGTCTTCAATAACGATCTTTACAGTTTCAGGGAATAACATATTCATACCAATTCCTAAATTAACTTCAATTACTTTTTCCATGCTTTTTTAATTTTAAAATAATAATCCAATTGCCAATCCTAACGCAAAACCTGATACAAATATTGAAACAATAAATGTTATTAAATATTTTTTAATCTTATTAAAATTAAAAAATCCGTTATTGTTTTGTGGTTGTTGAAAACCTTTCATCATGTTTTCTAAGTTTTTAAACATGTTTGGATCAAATGGGTTGTTGTTCATATTTTCTTTTCTTTTATAATTTTATATTTGTTAAGTTTTAACCATTCTAAAAAATCAGGTGCCGTCCATTCATTTGGATCCAATTCACCTAATGGACCATCTCCAAACTGATCAATAAAACCTTGTAAATGATCTTGTTCTATTTCAAATCCACCTTTTTCACTTTCAACTATTTTAGTTCTAACCATTTCAATAGCACAAGGTTCACACTGAACGGACCTTTTATCTCCGTGAAATTGTTCTTTACAGGTTACACATTTACACATATAGTCACCAGGTGCAAAACCACCTATTGGGTATTTTATTTCTTCCATTGTTCCTCAATCTTATTTATGAATGATTGTCGTTTAATTCTTACCAAATCATTAAGTGGGTCAATAACTGTGTATTGATAATTGTTCCAGTATTTATCTGGAGATTTAGTTCTTAATTGTTTTGCAAAATTACTAATCAATTTTTTAACTGTAAATGTTTGTTGGTGTGTTTCACAAGAATCAATTATCTTTTCAATCCAGTTTGATACGTCTCCGTAGTGTGTACTTCTATTTTCCATAAGTCAAAGATACAAAACTTTTTTTAAATAAAAAACCCCAACTTTTAGAATTGGGGTTAAATATTATTTCTCAATAGGTTTGACCATCTTTATATTAACGGTTGGTGTGTCCATCCATTGTCCGTTACACATTTTTATGGTACTCATTCCACTTTCATATGATAATACCTGTGTTGCTTCAATTTGTGATCCGTCATTTAATATTACTAACTCATCACAAACTTTATCATTTTGGATTGAGATGTACACAAACCAACTAAATAATACAGATGTTAATATTATAAATAAAATTATAAAACTAAAATTTCTTATCATATTATTTAATGTTTAAAAATGTTCCTGATCCACCCGCAACTGTTGTAGGAAGTTTACCGTCCCAACTTTGTGCTTTCAAATATTCAACATAAAGAGGAGTTATTTCTTTTTGTTTTAATTTCATTGCCAAGGCCAAAGCTTGTGCGTCAATTATAACTTTTGCCGAATCACCACGAGCGATTGCGATTTTTTCTTGAGCTTCGGCTTCTGCAACTAACTTACGTTGTGTCGCCGCCTGTGCCTCCTGAACCGCCTTTGTTTTACCTTCAATTGCCTTTTGAAGAGACTCTGGCGGTGTGATATTAGTTCTTAACTGTGATACTTCAAACCATTTAGATAATCTTTTATTACACTCAGCAACAATAGCCGCCTCAAATTCTTCTCTTTTATTAAAGATTGCATCCACTTCCCATTTATTAGCCACGTCATTTACTGAAGAGACAATAGCATTCATTAACCACCCTTGTTCGATTTGTTTTATATCTAAACGTAAGTTCTCAAACATATTACCAATTGCTGTTGGTTTTAGTGAGTAGTTAAAACTTGGTTTAATTGTTGCTGCAAATCCACCTTTTGTGATAACAGTCTGATCTTTATATTCAATATGTTGTTGGAATGTAGGAAACTCTAACATCTGTTCTGTCCAAGTATTATACATTACCCAACCTGTTTTGTATTCATAACTTGAAACACCTCTTTTGTCTCCTGTCAAATTAACTTTGATACCAACGTGTCCCGCATCAACTCTTTCAAGTGCAAAAGGTTGGATACTACTAATTATAATACCTAAGACAAAAATACCAATTGGTTTGAGTATCCACATTGTATTAAACATCTCTTTACTATCACCCCATCTGTCTGTTCCTGTTACATACATTCGGTCTCTTGTTGTAAATGCCACAAATCCCGCAATTACCAATCCTAAAATAAAAATTAAAGTACTAATCATTTTTTTCTTCTTTTTTGTTAAACAATTTTATTGTTTCGTTTATTACATACATAAGGATCCCAACAACACCAACGAAACTTAACAGTTGGAGGAACCCGTTTACTTCTCTACTGACGACATATTCGCCAAACATTGTTCCGATTGTGATAAAACCTAACCACATCAGAAACACTTTAAAAAACTTCATTTAATTTTTCATATATTAATCATTTATAAAAACACAATTCTTAAATTCATAAACTTGTCCGGATCTTGAAGATATTACATCTAATTCAATATTATAACCAATAATGTTTATTTTTTCTGCTTTAAAGTCTTCACCTTTTTTTGGTACTTTAAACTTTAATGGTTTATCAAATACTATCCCTTGTCTATATGATATCCTTTTAACAGTATCGGTCCAAGTTGATAATCCATATTTTCCATTATATCTAAATTTTCTACCAACAAATCTTGGAATATCAAAACTTTCATTTTCTACATCTTTTGATAATGGATTTTTCTCACCTGTTAGTTCTTCGTAGTAAGGATTAAGTTCTCCGGTCTGTGGATCGTGTGTTGGTATTTTATTCATTCTTACTTATTATAAAGTACATAAAGTCTTTGAGCAATTTCTTTTAATTGAAATTCTAATTTTGAAATCTTTTGTTTATCTTCGTCACTCAATTCAAAATTGGCGGCCTTAATATCCGCAATTTCATTAATAATTCTTCTATGTTGTTCCATTAAAGCCCCTTGCAAAATTCCGTTGTTTTGTTCCATTTTTTTATTTTTATTTTTTTATTATTGCCTTTGTTAATTGGTTGATTAACGCTTGTACCTCACCAAATTCGTGGAATCTAACAAGTGGATCAGTATTGAAAAAATCAACGTACCATTTATCTTCCTTTATTTCCTCGTTAGTTGGTGTAATAAAGGTTAAACCGTCCACAATATCAAGAACATAGTAATAGGACTCATCTTCATCGTGTTCTCTGATTTCCTCACTTTTAAACCCTAAAAGTATTAATTCTCTTTCTGTCATATTACTTAGTTTCTATAATGTTATACGTTCCTTCAATTACACCCCAAGATGATTCTTCGTGGAATTGATATGTCTGTGCCACATCGCTTGAATCCATTGGTCTTGTTAAATACCAAACCTGAGTTTCTTTCCAAGTAACGGTCACTAATTTACGACCTTTTGGTAGGTTGATTGTTCCTTCTCCACCAAAACTCTTCACTCTTGAGTTTTCCGTACAAGATGTTACCATAACACCCATTAAAATCGCCAAAAATACTTTCTTCATTTTATTAGTTTTACTTTTTTTATTTCACCGTTTTTATCTATCTTATATTTAATTTTAGCCGTGTCAACAACAATTGTATACGTCTCCGACATACTCAAACAATTCCACTCACACGTTTCGTGATAATATAAATGAGCATGAATTTTATCCAACTTTTTACATCTTAAATATGTAAATTCCTTATATTCCCAGTTAGAACAACTAGTTACCAACCACAGAACAAGTATATAAATAATTTTCTTCATAATCAAACTCCTCTTGATGTAAATTCTTTAAGCAATTCGTCAACAATCTTCATATATTTTTCCTGTTTTTTTCTATGATAAAGATATAATAAAAAACAGATTAGGTACACAATTAAAAAAATACCTACCCCAACTATATTAAAAATTAATAAAATTGCTTGTATAATTGAAACAACACTTAAAATTATTGCTGAGTAGAGGTGTTTATCGGCAATTTTTAAGTGTTTATACATTTCATCCAATAAATCACTGTCATTTAATTGTTTCATATTCATTATTTAATTGTTTTAACAACATATGGAGGACTAATTCTTACTTCACTACCATCACTATTAAAGTAATACGCAGTATCACCATCAAAACTTATTGTGTCGGTATACCAGACTGCTGGATGTCCACCATCTTTTGTTTCAACCACGCCTTCAATTTTGTACTTGTACCCGTTTGATGTACAGGACACAAGACATAACATAATTAATAATTTTTTCATAATACAAAGGTAACTAAATTTATTGATATAACACACATTATTTTTTCTTTATTTTGGTAAATTACTTTTTTGCCACCATAAAATCTTTCATCAATCTCAACAACCCCTTCGGTTATCTCGTTATCAACCAAAAGTTTTACTTTCATCTTCAAATAATTGGTTGGTGATCAGGTTGTTTTGAATATCGTGTTTTCCCATATTATAGGTTGTGTACGTGCCGTTATCAAAATAAACCCTCACCATCAAAAATCCAAGATCAGACACGTAAAGTTTTTCAATTTGCCCAACACCCTTTGGTGTATTAATTATTGGCTGATTGTTTATTGATTTTATCATAAATTGATTGTAATGTATTTGTTATTTGAGATTTGATTTCTTCCTCATAATTAGTTCTTTGATCCTCCACTTTGGTATCGTAAAGTTTTTTGAGTTTCTGTAAGTCTCTTTGACCTAATGTTGAAACATAATGATAAACGTGGTTGGTGATTTCAACTTTACTATCCTCCATAATGATAAAAATATCCAAAGTCTTATTGACTATATATCTTTTACCTGAAAGTGGAGCAATTGTAAATTTAGAATCGGGATGATTGATCATTTTTCTAACGATCGCGGTTGTGATATTTTCATAACCTGTTGAGTCTTCTGGTGCTTTAAACCACTTATGTCCTCTTTCCCAAATATAGAATTTTACTTTTAAACGTTTATACAATCGTCTAGTCCAACTTTTTACACTCATAATTTATTTTTTACCAAAGTTAGGAAAACATTTGGTATAAAACAAACTTTTATTTAAATTTTTTGATTTTTTCTTTTCCTCTCATTTCGGAGGCATATTTCATCCAAACTTTTTTAACTCTTGACCAATCTTTTTTGGGGTCTTTAAAATTTCTTTTGTTTTCTTTAAACCATTCTTCCATAGCATCGGACAATGACATTTTTTTGGTGTTGGATCTTTTTATTAATCCTCTAACATATGCGGGTATTTCAACTTTTGATGTGAGGTATTTAAAATTATATTCTTCATCGTCTTCAATATCATCTTCACGTTCAAATTCCATATCCTCAAAATTCTGTTGTTCAACGTGTTCTAACTCGTGTTCAATAGTTTCTTTAACTTCAGCAACCAAATCACTCATACTTTTAGGAAAATGTTGTGGGTTGAATGTGATCTCCATATATATCTCTTCCATATCTGCTTCAGCGTGTATTGAGAATGGATCGTCCAAATCAATATCCTCCAAAAAATAACACTTAAAATCAAAGACCGCATACTCATCCCCCCTGTCAAATCTTAAATCATACAACTCAAAGTCCTCATCTTTTTTAAATTGCTTGATAACCATTCGGGAAAGTTTCATTGATAACTCATCTGACTTTCTTTCGTTGATTAACCGGTTTGTAATTCTACCAATAAGTGATTCTATAATTTGTTGTCTCATTGTTGTAAGTGAGTCATTAAAACACCACCAAGTGATGTTGCGTGTACTAATAAATGATTTATTGATTCAATATTTAATTTTGTTTTTCTTTTTGTGTATTCAACACCTAAAGTCCCAATAAATCTATCATCAATAGTTTTAATAGCAAA